GCACTTGGCACCCTGCCATGCGAAGCCACCCTCACCAGCAATTAGACTGGCATGGAATGAAGTCTTGCCAGTGTTAGGACGTGCGCCTACCTCAATCAAGTGACCAGCATTGACACCCTCTACCTTACGTGTGAGGGTAGGGATGTTGAATGTCCACTGGCTCTCAAGGCTATTGAGGGACAGAATGTGGTCAATGCTTGAGTCCTCCCATTCAATGTTTAGCTTGGGGGTGAAGTCATCACCATACTGCTCAAGCATATTACGTAGCGGCTCAAGGGTATCCTTTGTACCATTGACATAATCAAAGCCAAGGTTTGCAATGTCCTCACCTATAACCTGCTGGAATAGTTTAGACAAGACCTCTTGGGCAATGTCCACACCCATAGGCTGCTCGTTCTTTACGGTGGCAAAGAGTGCGCCATATGCTTGCTTCTGTGCTGTGGTTAGTGTTGCATTACTTACTAGAAACAATGCCTCAATCTCATCAGGTGTGACAGTACGTTCATACCGTTGCATGGCACTGTCGATTGCCTTCTTGATCTTACGTACATCAGGGCTGAACAATCGTTCTGGGCATCGTGATCCACGGTGGTTGTCATAGAACTCTTTGTCCATCAGACTACGTATTAGTGCTAGTTCCATCTGGGGTGTATCCTTCTGTTAGGGCTATCAGATTAAGTATATCTACAGGGTTATTATATTTTAGATCATCTGTCAACTTTAATACACGAACATCTTTGCAGTACGTGCGTAATTCTTTAGCAAACTTGAGTGACTTGGGCAGTGCATCGGGGTCAAGTGCTACTATTATGGTGGAGAACTGCGACAAGTACCGCTTATGTCCCTCCGATAATGATGTACCCAACACAGCCACCCCGACATACACATCATCTTCAGAGGCATCCAGCTTAATAGAGTTATTCACTGTCGCACCTACGACCGCTGCACTCACGCTGTCCTCCACCACTACAGCGACAGTACCACATCCACAATGGTATGGCAAGTCACTATTCCCATATCTTTTCCACTTAGGTATTCTTTTTCCCAGTGATCTACCTGACCCATCAACTATCACACCTCGCTCGTCTAGCACAGGAAAGACTATGCGGTGATCCTTTACGTCATACAACACAGTGACATCAATAGGTGACAGACCATACTGCTTAAGGTACTTCCAACACTCAGGCCCATCATTGACTATGTAGTCTGGCTTTACAAATGGGACAGGCTTGGCATCCTCTGGCTCCATGTATCCTAGTGCCTTACGTACATCACTGACAGACAGAGACACACTGGTAGCACCAGACACAGGACAACTAGCCTTGTAACAATTCCAAACAATCTTACCCATAGTATTTGTAATAGTAAAAGTATTTTTAGTGTGACACACTGGACATGCCATGCGTTTACTGTCACCAACACTTAACTGTAAGTCATTTATAATCTCTATTACATTCATAGCCAATCACTTTCAATGTTTTTCGTTACACTCAATTCTACATGAGCTGATCGTGCTGTCAAGGCATTATTTGCAGATGCGAATGTATTTTTTATATATGGTTTCACAGATGCAACATTAGTATGGCCTGTCACTGCCATCAACTGCGGCAAAGGTACACCAGCCTCAACCATTTGTGTCACCCCTGTCCTACGTAAGTCCATAAGGCGTAGTTCTTCTGGCAGTCCAGCATCACGCATGATCTTTCTACCTACCTTTGATAGTCTCTCCATAGCATAAGGATGGAAGGAACCCTTAACAGGGCGAGGGTGTGGTGCAATGCATGGCTGGAAACCAAAGTCCTCGTACTGTTCATTGAGCATAGTAAACAGTTGGTCATCTATGGGCAGGAACACCTCAGCCCTACGCTTAGACTGCTCAAGGTACATGCGCTGACGTTGGAAGTCTATGCTGTCCCATGTCAGGTTGCGCATGTCACCTAGTCTCTGGCACCACTGGTATGCCATAGAGACAATCAGTCCCACGTTTCTGTAGTCGTACCTGTCAAAAGCTGCCTCCATAAATGTCACTACATTCTCATGTGTCCACACAACTTTACGTTGAGGTGTAGACTTGCGTTTGATACAGGTGAATGGGTTGTACTGTACCTGCTCCATCTCAATAGCATAATTAAACACACGGCTGGCACAGGTTGCTGCATGATTAGCATAGCTTATGCCATGCTCCACCCATCCCTCATAGATTTGCTTTGCAACCTTAGAGGTAATGTCACCATGTCTTTTAGTACCAACCTCACGGCACAACAGGCCAATGAAGTACTCATAATGGTCTTTAGTTCTATCACGTAATGCCTTGAAATCATTAGACATGTAATAGAACTGTGACAAATTTGCAACAGTTGAACTTGGTCTAATGTTTATTATCTTTGCCTGTTCCTCACGCCAATAGTCTACTGCATCATTCAACTCTTTGGCGAGTAGTTTAACTTGCTTGAAGTCACAGCCCCATTCCTTACGGGACACCACCCCAGCATCAACTAGATACTGAGGCGGGTTGAAGCGGTAAGACGTTACACCCTTGAGTTGTTTACGTGGCTGCACAAAGCGAGGTAGGTTTGTCATTTAGTTTATCCCAATAAATTTGATCTTGCTCTCTTGAACGGTAGTATGTTTCAACAAAGTGTTCAACACCTTTAGAGTGGTAGTGAGTTTTTCTTTTGTCACTGCCCCACTTACCTGTGGTGTAGTAGTAAGCATAGCGAGGCGAGTACCTACTTTTGGGTTCCTTATCTTTGTAGATAAATAGTAGGGCTTGGTTTTCATGTACAAAGTAGGCCAGTTCTTTTGTGTCCAAGTATTCCTTGACAAACTCTATTGTTTGGTTAGTGGGTCGCCTAAACTTAGGCTCACCCTTAGAGTTACGCCCTGAATAAGTCCAGCCTTCCTCATTATTCTCAAATGTTTGTTCAGCCATACCCTATGCCGCCTCAAGTAATGCAAACCTGTCATCACTGACCCACTTGCTGACTTCTTGTTCACGTGACCACATGCTGATGGCCTGTGTATCATTGCCTGTACTCTTAAGGTTGAAACCATTACGCTCATCAGCATAGCTTGCATAGTTAGTGAAGGCAGAGTACAAAGAGAACTTGTTATGCCCACGCCTACTGACCTCATGGCTGTACAAGGCAAACATCTTCTCAGCCTTACGCTTTGATGTAATCATCTCATCAAGTAAAGACTTGACATCTACATACTTGGTTGATGTGTTAGCCCAGACCTGCATCTTTTCTGCAGTGTCATAGAAGTCTGACCTAGCACGTGTCAACTCATAGATGAAACCCTCAAGGGTAAAGTTGGCAGTGTTCTTCTTACGCACCTTGTCATAGTCACCAGTGATCATGCCATTGGTACAAAAGTAATCTATAGCTCCAAAGTAAACTTGATTGGAACATGAGCCATCAATGCCATGCAGACTAATGATGCGATTGCCTATGCTAGTCTCATGCTTGTCTGTGGTGATGTTGCTACGCATGTTGGGCAGGGTGATGTCAAGCATAGCCCATGCACCATTACGTGCAGTGCGCCATGAAAAGTCAGCATCAGTTACCTCATGGGCATTTAGTTCCTCAGTTACATTGTCCATTACACCACGATAGAAGTCACCATGTGATGCACACTGGAAAGACTTACCGACAATACCTAAGTACTTGCCTGTGTCTTGGTTGATAACGTACTTTTTATCGCTCACTTTAGTATCCTCAAATTCTACTGCGAAGTCAAGGTGGTCTGGTATCATATCGAAAGCCATTGGCTATTCCTCATTTGGTTGCGGCAACTATGCCTGTGTTATGTAGATATATATATTAACCTATACAAGTAACAATAGCAAGGGTTAATCATCCCAAGTATAGGTGTATTCGTATCTCTTTGGAAAGTTGGCATACTCTCTAAAGAAGTAGTGGCTACCCCAATCACCTTGGTATAGCATCTTGTCTGCCCATTCAGGCTTAACGTAGGATGCATGGTAGTGGGTTGATCCACCAGTGAAGTCAGGAACCTCACCCCTCAGTACATCAGCAGCCACCATCATAGAGTATGCCCATGCGTATTCATCTTTAGGTTT